AATAAACCTCAAAGAAGTTGAGCTCAAAGTTCTTACTTAATACTGTTATTTGTGTTTCGCCTAGTTTTTCAAGACGTTGTTTCAGTTGTCCTTGCATACGCCAATACTTATCTAACTTGTACAAGTCGGCTGGCGTTGGCTTTTTACCAGCCTCGACTGTTGCAAGTAGTTTGTCATAAGTACTCTCAAAGTCGTCAATAGTTCTTTGCATTGCTCGGCTATAATACTTTTTCAACTGTTTTTCAATTAGTTTTGTATTTTTATTGGTTAATCTTTGCTGGGCTCTTTGCATTCTGTCAGCCCAGTAGTCTTTACTTGTCAATATAGCACCTCCTAAAAAGCGCTTTATTCGTCGTCTGTTGCGTCTTCTTCTTCATCTGATATATTTGTCATACCGAACCCGTAAGCCTCTAAATTAGCCTTTTTCTGAGCTTCTACGGCTTCAATTTCCGCGTTAACGTCTTGAATAAAGTCTAATTGGCTTAATAGAGTAGCATCTGACACAGTACCTTTTAATGTGTTAATCATTTGAATAGTAGCTGTCATATCTTCTGGAATATTTCGCTTGAATTCAATTTGAATATCGCGGTAAACTTCCTCACCTAATTTTAGAGACGCAATTCCGCTTATAATTTCAACACGTCTTTGTAAAGCCTTTTTCATTTCAGCGCATATCTTAGCCGCTCTCGTTTCCATACCAGTTAGACGGTATCTAATAGCAACGCCACTTGATACCCCGCCAACAAACGTCTCACTTGAAAAGTCTGGACAAGCTGCAATTCTATAAATAGAGTCTTGTATGCGTTTAAGCATATTTTCAACTTGAGCGTCGCTTGCGTTCTTAGTTAACCAGCTAGCACTCGCCCCCTCCGGTAGAATAAGAACTCTGTTAGTCTTCATCTTGACAATTTCGTCTTCTTCAGCGTCCATACCAGTTAAGGCTAAGTAAGCGTCACAGAAAGCGCTGTAATCGTCTATTTCACTACTTAATAGCTCGTTAGCTGCGTCTTGTAGTGGAATAATACAGTCAAAGATGCTTTTCTCGTCTGGTAAAGTAAACACGTTAACTGGCGTTTGTGCGTAATAGTGAGGCTCTTCATCTATGAAAGTTAAAAAGCCGTTCATACCTGTCATTTGATAGTGTCTGATTGTTGAGTCTGTGTATACGTCTACATTGTAAACGTCGTTTTCGTCCCAGTCGTTAACAGGGTATATTCTAACTAGATACAATAAATTAGCCTCTAGTGAGTCATCATATACAGCGAAACATTGTAACGGGTTAATTAGTCTAAATCTAACTTTACCCTCTGAGTCTGTGTACATTAGCTCGCAAGCTCTACCATATACAAGCGCGTCAAGTAAAAAGTCACTGTCCTCAGCTTGATAGTCGTTATATCTTAAAACGTCCATAATGTCCTCAATATCTTGCTCACTTCTATAGCTTATAAAACCAGCTGAAGCAAGATAACCGCAATAACTGTCAGCTATATTCTTGCAATAGTTTGTTACTACTTTATTGCAAGGCTTTGACGTGTCGCTGTAAGTCTTATTTAAAATAGCTTGCGCCCCGTCATAGTATTTTTTATATTTTTCGAGTCTTGGCTTTTCTTGTAAGTCAAATCTATTAATCATCTTATGTAATAAATCAACGCCAAGCTCAGTGTCTTTATTTAAGTAAAACATTTTTACCCCCCTTTATAGCCCTAATAGGCTCTTATTAATTGTTTTTAATTTCTTAGTGTTAATACATTGTAGCGAGTATCTTAAAGCGTCCATATAGTGGTTAAACGCGTCGATCGGTTTATTAATATACTCGTTAGATTGTTTGTCTTTTTGCCAGCTATAATTCTCTAGCTCAGTTATAACGCCCTCACAGCTCGGGTGTACGATGATGTCATACTGTTGTAGTTGCTGTATACCGTGGACGATACTGTCAGCCCCTTTTGTACAGGCTCTTATTCGCATAATACCTTTACGCTTTATTTCTTCAATACTTTTTGGCTCGGCTGCATCTGCTATGATATTGCTCTTTGCAAAGCCTAAAGCTGAGATGATAGAGGCTAGCTCCTCGTTGGTCTTGTTAATATCGCCCCACTCTTTAAAGATGTATATCTTTTTGTTAGCCTCATCTAAGATTGACGCAACAAGGGCGCTTATATCGTTAACAAACCCAAAGTCGAGCCCTATAATAAGTTCGCCTACTATGTCAGCGTGATTAAACGTTTCTTTTTTCCAGTTGTTATACACTAGCTTATCAAGTGACACGAACTCGCCTAGAGCTTCAATCTTCCACCTGTTATAGTTTCGCTCTTTCATATTTTCCATACGTGAGATGTAACTCTCGTCTAAATACGGGTTATCTAAATAAGTACTATGTAAGATAAACGTATCTGGTGGCGTTATTCCGTCTTTAAAGCCGAAATACTTATATACAAAGTTCGCTTTACTGATAGGGTTAAACGCAAAGTATATTTGCAATGGCAGCTTATAGTTGGTACTTCTTAGAGTTCCGTCTATTAGTTCAATATCGTCCTCGTTAAAGGCTGTTATTTCGTCCATAAATACGTCAGACATATCAGCAAACCCTTTTATCTTTTCGGGCTCGTCTAGTCCTAAGCACTTAAACTCTGTACCGTTTAAAGTACAAGTCACGCGGAACTCTGTTTTATTAATCTCAAAGTATCTTGATAACTTAAAAGACTCTATTACTGATAACAACTCTTTCCAGACACTATCACGCAATTTATTAGTCTCTTTACGCATCAATAATATTAGACGCTTTTCTTTTAGCCCTTTTATTAATAGCTTTTGCATAATAAACTTAGTTTTACCGCTACCACGTCCACCCCAGTACACGTTATACCTGTTAGAGTAGTCTTCAATGTATGGCTGGTATATAGGTAAACAGATTGACTTGTTAACGGTTAAATTGATAATCATTTCTTTTTCCTAGCGTATAAAATGCGGTTAACTTCTGCTTGTACAGCTGTGTAGTTATAGCCAGCAGCCGTTAATTTTTTCTTTCTCGTACTGCCGTTACCCCACAAACCTTTTATACATTCCTGCGCTAGCTCGTTAACTGTTTTTTTCTTTGGCTCTTCTTTTTTCTCTTCTTCATCATCAAAGCTAATAGGTAAATAGATAAACCCTTGAAAAGTATATGACTTACCATAGTAATATGTCTTAGACAGTTTTTTAGTAGTAAATCTCTTACCCATATAGTGCGACTCACTCACTACGATAGAACCGTCTTTGTTAATCTTCTCAACGATCGCGACGTGCCCCGCCCCGTCGTTTGCATTTCCCGCTTTTCCTTTTCGCCAGCAGATAACAGCGCCTAGCTTTGGAGTCTTGCCTCTTTTGTACCCGTCTTTATAGTTGTACCAGTTCTCAGCGTTCCCTTTGCTTAGCTTTGGCTTTTTACCTAGTAGCTCATACCAACGACCCCACGCATAACCCACACAGTTTGGTAAACAAGAGTTCCCTTTAATTAAAATACATTCATTTAAACCGCCCTTAGTTGTTTTAATCCAGTAGCGATTATCTGTTGACGGCTCTTTTAATCTTGCTACATACGCCATATAATAACCTCCTATTCAATAGTGATATTAATCTCGCCTGTAACGTCAGCTAACTTGTCGATAGGTTTCTCGCCTACAGTGTCCCTTATTACTTCAAACGCCTTTGTATTTCCGTCAAGCGCTTGTTGTATTAATGACAGGCTGATTTCTTTCTGTGTGTTGCCCTCTGCTAATAAAATAAGCAGCTCTTCTTTTAGTGTTTTTCTCTCTCGTCTTGCTTTTCCAGATGCAATTCCGCCTTTTATAGCTATTTCTCGTCGTTCCTCCGTTGTTCTATCGGCTAGCGACACTAAATTGCTTTCGTTCATAGCATCACTCCTTATTAATAAAAAAAGTGGCTATACAAAGAAACACTAACAATATTAAAATAATTGTCGTTGTTATTATCTTCATATAACCACCTCGCACAACAATAATGAACGTTTGTTCCCGCGAACGTCTGTTCTTTTATCGTCACACTTTTATCA